ACCATTAGTAGTTAATACTTTGCCAGCATTACCGGTCTGTATAGGAATCTGTACATCAGCTCCTATTGCTGAGTACAACTCAGTGAAATTGGCATTGATCTTGCTAAAGGCAGTGCGTAAAGGATCTCCACGTCCACTGTTTGGTGTAGAAACATTGATCGTTTGTTTTGCCATTATAATCCGCCCAGTTTTCTAATTCTTTCTAGCTCGTCAGGTTTATCTATCTGCTTCATATATTTGATGATTTCTGGGTAGTGTTCCATCGTAACCACTCCACCTTGGCTCATTTTGGTAACGATTTCAGCAACGTCGTGTAAGTCCTGATCATCTTTTACTTCTTCGCGAGCAAGTTCCAACAAGCGGATGAATAGAGGTACGTCAAGTTTGATTGTGTCCATAGATAATAACCTTAAATAGCTTTATCCAATATTTATCGAGAACACATGATTAACAAACAACCATTTGAAGAGTTAATAAATCAGCTCAAAGCTGAGGGGAAATATAGGGTTTTTAACGATATCGTTAGGGAACGAGGCGACTTCCCTAATGCCATTTGGTATGGCCCTTACAATATTAAAACTATCGTGAACTGGTGTTCAAATGATTATTTGGGTATGGGCCAGCACAAAGTCGTACTAGACGCGATGCATACTGCGCTAGATCACACAGGCTCAGGGTCAGGCGGCACTCGCAACATTGGCGGAACCAGTCACTACCACGTGGCACTAGAGCACGAGCTGGCTACCTTACACAAGAAAGAAAAGGCAGTGCTGTTCAGTTCAGCATACGTAGCTAACGAATGGACACTGATCGCATTGGCCAAGATTATTCCTAACATAGAATATATCAGCGATGCCAACAATCACAATTCGATCATCGTGGGAATACAGCACAGCCGAGCACAGAAAAGCGTGTTCGCACACAATGACATGGAAGACCTAGAGCAGAAGCTCAAGATCAGTTTCGCTAAAGGAAACGTGCCCTGTATAGTGTTTGAATCGGTATACAGCATGGACGGTGATGTAGGGCACATCGAAGCTATCTGTAAGTTAGCTGACAAATATAGAGCTATAACTTACATAGATGAAGTTCATGCTGTGGGGTTGTACGGTATAACTGGCGGCGGCAAAGTAGAAGAGCTCGGGCTTGAAGACAAGGTTGACATAGTCAACGGAACCTTGGGAAAGGCCTTTGGTGTTCAAGGAGGCTACATTGCCTGCGACAAGATAGTAGCAGACGCTATTCGTAGCGTAGCCGCTGGTTTTATCTTTACAACAAGCATGAGTCCTGTTAGCTGTAGTGGTGCTATGGCTGCTATCAAATATCTAAAACAGCACAACGACCTGCGCGAAAAGCATCAAGAACGTGCTCGCAAGCTGAAGCATAGATTGAAAGTAAAGGGCATTCCTGTAATGGAGTGTTCAACTACGCACATCGTGCCTGTGCTAGTAGGAGATGCCAAACGCTGTAAGATGATGAGCGATATCCTGCTAGAAGAATTTAATATCTATGTACAACCTATCAACTATCCCACAGTCGATGTAGGAACAGAACGCTTACGCTTTGCTCCTACGCCCTTCCACGACGATGGCATGATAGAAGATCTAGTAAATGCTCTAGCTGATATCTTTAAAAGAGATCTAAAGACCTAACACTCTTTGATTTAATCTACTGACCCAACCTAGTTCTTGTTTGAACACTTCATCTGCCGTGTCCCAATCAGTCAGCGTCTTGTAAACTGCGATAGCTTTCTCAGCGAACTCTCTATCAAGTTCTATATCCAGTTTGTCTAATAGGTTACGCTCTAACCACATCAAGTGATGTTCTGGATTAGGATGAGGATCTGTAGTAGTCGTGGGCGTCAGCAGATTGAAAGTCCAGTTCATGACTTTGCGTTTCAGTGTAGTTCCTTTGTAGCCTGTGGAGTCTGCTAGCTCTTGTATGGGCTCTAACCATGTATACTTTTCCCACAGCGCATCATAGAAGCGCAGCTCTGGAAACTGTTGATAGTCTTTGCGTAGGTCTGGTCCACCGGTCACATACAGTTCGCAGCCTGTGCTTTCAAGCAGAGCCATAGCTGCTGCGATTTCATTTAGGCTGTACATGGCATAACTCTTTTCATCCATGTCTCTAGCACCCATGCTATCATCACAGGACTAGAATGTATGTTGCCAGCCATGCTCCAATTGCCAAAGTCTGTTAGTCCAAAGGCATGATGATCAAACCTATGGAAGTAGGTCCACTGTACAACAACAACATCCCCAGGGCCTATCTTTTGACTGAGCACAGCTTCTGATATGCGCTGTGCTATGCTTCTGTTACCTGACCCTCGTATGCCCCAGTTCTGATGATCATAGCTGCGGCCCAGCATGTCTGCCCACGTAGGCCATGTCCAGTCTACATAGCTACAGCCAAACGTGAACAGTCGCTTCATGGACGCTTGTCGATTACTTTATCAACTAGACCGTAGTCAAGAGCTTCTTGTGCGCCCATGAAGTAGTCACGTTCCATGTCTGCTGCGAACTGCTCGTAGGTCTTGCCCTTGCTGTTGTGCTTGACATAGATCTGTGTGAGATTCTCTTTCATCTTTTGGATCTCACGGGCCTGGATCTGGATGTCTGTGGCCTGCCCACGAGCACCACCTGAGGGTTGATGGATCATGTGACGGGCATTGGGCAACATATAACGCTTGCCTGGAGCACCTGCTTGGGCTAGTAGGCTACCCATAGAGCAGGCCTGGCCCATAACATAAGTGGCCACATCAGGCTTAATGAACTGTATGGTATCATAGATGCTCATGCCTGCTGTGACCACACCCCCGGGGCTGTTGATAAACAAGCTGATGTCAGCGTCTGGGTTTTCGCTTTCCAAGAACAGCAATTGAGCCACGATTAGGTTGGCCATATGATCTTCTACTTCACCGTTGAGCATGACCACACGCTCTTTGAGCAAGCGACTGTAGATGTCATAGGCACGTTCGCCCTTTGACGATGATTCAATTACCATAGGTACTAGCATAAAAACTCCTTAAAGTCTGTTTGTTTTTGTTCTGAGAGCCACGTGAGCACATCATGTTTGGGTTTGAATCCCAGCTTGGTCAGTTTGCCAATGTCAGCTTGCGTATCATACTCTTGGCCCTGTCTAGCAAATGTATAAACAGTGTTCGTATCAAACACGGAGGCCATATCATTGATGCTGACATTGGCACCTGTACCAACATCGTGTGTTCCTGTTACTCCATTGTCTAATAATAATAGCATACCTTCTATGAAGTCGTCAACATGAATCATATCTCTTTTCTGATTACCCGATACATGTACGAACAAGGGTTCCCCTTTAACATACCTATCTACGAAACGTCCAATAGCTGTGCCATTCTCACCCAAGGGCATGTCTGCGCCATAGACTGTTGTAGGTCTAATGATAGTCAACATGGTGTGTTTGTTCTTCATAGCTGTCAGCATATATTCTGAGCTTAACTTGCTGATCGCATAGGGATTGTTAGGATGCTTGGCAGAGCTTGAACTGATGTAGACAAATCGTTTAACTCCTGCTGCTTGACAACGCTGATAGAACTCTGCTGTGTTAACTGTGTTAGTATGGAAGTAGCCTCTGTAGTCTTTCCAGCTGGGCTCAATCCTAGCCCTGTTGGCACAATGTATAACTGTGTCTATGTTCTCTAAGTTCTCCCCGTGTAGGTTTTCAAAGTGTACCCAAAGGAACTGAGAATTCTCTAGCTCGTCATAGTCTTTGTCTAAAGCGATAACATCAACATCTCGCTGTTCGAGATGTCTAACCAAATTGCGTCCAATAAATCCTGCGGCGCCTGTTACTAAGATCTTTTCTCTCATGCTCTTATCTATCCTAGCTAATGATTGCTCACACGGCAATCTGACTGTATACTACAGACTTAAATACCGTATCACAAGAAGTAATCACATGTCAGATACCCTATTACTAAACGCAGATGCTCAACCAGTGAGCCTATTACCATTGTCAACTATCACTTGGCAGGACTCCATACGATACCTCGTATTGGATAAGGTCACAGTGCTAGAGTGGCACGACAATTGGATTGTTAGATCAGCCAATTGGGAAACTCGCGTGCCTGCTGTTGTGATTCTGAAAGAGTATTTCAAAAAGAAAACCTATGTGCGTCTAACCAAACGCAACATCTTCTTACGTGACGGCTATCGTTGCCAGTACTGTGAACAGGACTGCGGCGGCGAAGCCACACTGGATCACGTGCGACCACTCAGCATGGGCGGCAAGAGCTCTTGGGAGAATTTGGCTACCGCTTGTAAGAGCTGTAACTATGCCAAAGCAGACAAGATGAAGATGAAACCCAATCGTGTGCCCTACAAGCCCGACTATTGGGAACTCAGCGAGAAGCGTAGACAGCTGGGCTTCACTCCTCGCCACCCAAGTTGGACAGCCTATTTGGGCTAATTGGTCTTGACATAACAGTTTCTCCATGTTACAGTATTGATACTGTTGCTACCATTGGCAGCAGTAAACAACACAAAACTGGAGAAACCAAAATGTTTGTTGAAACAACCAATGGGGTATTTGGAGTCAATTCGGCTGATTCTACCAACCCCTCACAACCTCTCGCCGAGACCTATGCCCAGAGAAAGAACTCTAGGTTCGCTAATGTAACTAGCGAGATACTGACGCCTAGACAGCGTTGGGATCAAACTTACGCTAACCTTCCACAGCAAAATCAAGCTGCTATCGATAGGATGCTAGCTGAAGCTGTTAAAGAGTTTAAGCGTCGAAACCCAACCTTGAAGTCGTGGAAAGATATTGAAAAGTATCTGGCACAGGCCGTAAAGAGCAAGATGTCTAATGTCAAGATCGACGGCACGATGCAGCGTCTTTTGACTATCCCTTGGGTGCTTGAACTGCTGAACAAGTTCACTGTTACTAAAGTAGTACCTATCCAAGTCTATCAACCCAATGCCAAAGAAGAGCTTTATCTTGCTTGGGATGGTCAGCACACTTTAGTATTACTGTGGTTAGTCGCAGTCTATGTGTTTGGTGAAGATCCTGAGAATGTTACTATTCCTGTAAACATTTACAGCAGCCATCTTAAGCCTGAGATGCGAACTTGCTTTGTAGACTTGAACAGTTCAGAAGGCAAGCGTGGACTTGATCCGTTTGATCTTTATGAGCAGATGGTATACGGTGTGCGCATCGATAACGCTACTAAACCAGAATGGATTGAAGCAGAAGCCAAACAGTCTATCCTAGAAGATCACGGGCTGTTTGTTACTGCCAAGAAGTTCTACGATGACAACCAAGCTGGTGCTATTTCACGTATCCAAGAGATCAACAAGCTCAAACCTGAGCCCTTGTCTTGGCTCTGTGACTATCTAGTTGCTGTAGGCGCACAGGATCGCCCGGTAGAGGAAAAGGAGATGGTCATGATGGCCTACTTCTTTGAACGCTGCCACTACGCAGAGCTTGACGTTACTGCTGAATACATCAACGACGTAGCAGCCGTTGCCAAGCGACACTGGAATGCGGACTTTAGCCCTATGAGCAAGTTCTGGGGTAAAGCACATCAGGCCTATCACGTGTGGCATCAGACTTACTTTGGTAACACCAAAGATGCTCGTTTCCAGAAAGAGCCCTTACACGGTTATCCATTCCTAGTAGCTCAATTGGAAAAAGACTTGCCGGATCACAAGCATCCACGAGGCAAGACCAATTCTGAGTTTGTGGTTACTGCGGACGGTTTGGATCTCTTCTAATGAGAGAGTCCAAGTGGGACCAACCAAAGACCATGGGTCAGGTTATCAAGGAACAGGGTAAAACCTGTTCCATACCTGGCTGTGGTCAACCTCTGACCCATATGTTAGGTCCCGGGTCAGAGTCGCTGTGTAGAGATCATCAGCTAGAACAACGTGAGTATGGGGGCATGGGTCGTATGGATCGTCCGCATACATTCCATCGCAAGTGGGTCTGTGAGGACTGTGGCTACAATCCACTAGAGGATCCTAGGCTAGCTGACATAGAAGATGAGATGGTACGTAGGCGTGTTGGACGCATACTGATACATGGCGATCATCAGCACAGGCAAGCAGATGGCGGCGATGACACCGCAGAAAACATCCGTTCAGTGTGTTATGTCTGTCATGCTAAGAAAACCATTCTCAGTGAAGACTATCGTAAATGAGTATATAATACTGTATGTTCCCATATATCGGCGGTAAAGCGCATCACGTTAAATGGATGGACCCACTGTTCCCTAAGGGCTACGACACATTCGTTGAAGTCTTTGGTGGAGCAGGCTGGGTATCTGTCAAGAGCCCTAATGTAACACAGGCTACCACACGGGTCTATAATGACTATAACCCACTGCTGGCTAACGTGTTTGAATGTTTCAGACAGGACCCTGCTCAGGTGCTCACTGTGATGAACAGTAACCCCAAAAGTGAACTCACACGTTACAGGCAGTTCCAACAGGATCTGTTTGCTAACCTAGACTGGACTACTGTACAGCTAGGCGACTTTGATCTAGCAGTCAAGTATCTCTATCTACAGACGCAGGTGTTTGCGGGTACACCGTTGAGTACAACCAACGTGCCCTACTTCACAGAAACCAAAGCTGGGGGCAAGTATCCCAGCAAGTATGATACCTTAAAGAAAAAGTTGGGTGACCAGAGGATCGTAGATCGGCTTAAGGCTATCACTGTAGTAGAGAAACTGGACTGTATAGATCTTATTAAAAAGTATGACTCTGAGACCACATTCTTTTATGTAGACCCTCCCTATCACAGCATGGAGTTCTACTACAGTCAGGACTTCCCCCGAGACAAGCACGAAGAATTGGCCGACACACTGAAAGCCATTAAGGGCAAGTTCGCTCTCAGCTATTATGATTTTGAAGATCTGCGCACATGGTACCCAGAAGCACAGTACCCCTGGCACAGACAAAGCGTCTATCGTTCTGCTGCCACTCGTTCGGGCAATGACGCAGACTACAGCGAAAAGAGCAAAGGTACCGAAATACTGATACGCAACTACTTGAATCCGCAGGATCTTTTAGTGGTTGACAAATAAGTCTTTTGGCAGTATAATATACACATATTATTAGCAATCAAGGAACCCAGATGCGTACACAACCACAAGTAATCATCAAAGCTCTAGAAGATCACCCCAGCCGTCTTAACAAAGAAGCTATCCTAAAGGATGCTATGGAACAGGGCCTGGACGAGTTCTTCGAAGGGGTGCGTTGGGCTTTAGACAAGCTCTACACCTTTGGTGTCAAGCAGGTACCCGTTAGCAAAGCAGATGGGCAGGGCCTGGATTGGGCCAGCTTCACACAGTTGGCTAACAGCCTACGTAAACGTGAGCTCACAGGGCACGATGCTCGTGATGCTATCAAGCTGGCCATGGACGTGGCCACTATGGAACAATGGAACGGCTGGTATCGCCGTATCCTTATCAAAGATCTGCGCTGTGGCGTTTCGGAAAAGACGGTAAACTCCGTGGCCAAAGACACGGGGCTGACGCAATACCGTGTGCCTGTATTTGAATGTATGTTGGCGCATGATGGTGCCAATCACGAAAAGAAGATACAGGGTGTTAAACTGCTTGAGCCCAAGCTGGACGGTGTTCGCTGTATCACTGTTGTAGATGCGGAAAGCCGTACTGTCACACAGTTCACACGCAACGGCAAGATCTTAGAGAACTTCACGCACATCACAGAAGCATTGGCTCGCCACATCGATGACATTGGCCGTAGCTATGTGCTGGACGGAGAAGTAGTAAGCTCTAGCTTCCAAGCACTCATGAAGCAGGTACATCGCAAAGACAATGTACAAGCAGATGATGCTCGTTTGATGCTGTTTGATATCGTTCCGCTTTCAGAGTTCCGTAGCGGTAAGAGCATCATGGGCCAGCGCCGACGCACTAACCTACTGCGCTCTATGGAAGCACTGTTTAACACTGTGGGTCATATTGATGTTATTCCGCAGATCGAAGTGGATCTAGAAACTGCTGTGGGCCGTATCGAGTACAAGGACTACAACAAGCAGATGGTAGAAGGGGGCTTTGAAGGCATCATGATCAAGGATCCAGATGCTGCCTATGTGGCCAAGCGTGATGCTGCCTGGCTCAAGCAGAAGCCGTTTATCGAAGTATCATTGGAGATTGTTGATGTTGAAGAAGGTACTGGTAGAAATGAAGGAAAACTTGGAGCATTGGTTTGCTCCGGACAGGACGACGGGAAAACTATTACCGTCAATGTTGGTAGTGGCTTTAGCGACAGTGATAGAGATGAGTTTTGGCTTAGCCGTAGTGATATCATTGGTCAAGTTGTGGAAGTGAGAGCAGATGCTGTTACACAAAATCAAGATGGCAGTTATTCGCTGCGTTTTCCCCGGTTTCTCCGCTTTCGTGGCTTTAAGAAAGGTGAAAAGATCTAATATGAACGAACGTGATCTAGACGTAGCACTGGTAGGGGCTATCAAGGCCCTGCTCAAGGACTCCAAGTATTTCTACATGGGCTATAGGGGTCACTTGACTGAAGATGGCCGAGCTGCTGTCACGGGCGTGATTGATCTCTTTGGTGAGCGTATGTATAAAGCTGAACAGGAAGCTCTAGACCGTAGAGCCAAAGAAATGGTAGTTAAGGAATTAAAGGGCTAGAGCCAAGTAGCCACGCTCTGCTTGGCGCACTGTGTTATAGCTTCATCCCACATGTGTTCTGTGGGTGTATCAAATATCCATTCAGGATCGGGCTTGTGCCATACCAACCAGCTTTGGTTAGAGCTCCAAGGGCCTGTACCTGATATCTCACCCTCTAGCTGTCCTGGCCCCCACCCTGAGTGTCCATAATAGACCTGCCAGTAGTGCGGTTGGTTCAGGCTTAGGAAATTGAACATACGCATGTCCGAAGTCACTGCCATGTGATCATCTATGGTATCTGTGCGTTCTGTCTGCCACTCCGCAGAGTGTAGCATAAACACCACGTTGTTGTGTACAGGGCCACCCCAGTAGAGGCTGCGCTCTGCTATATGCTCAGGGCAGATGTCTGTTTCCAGCAGGTTGCGTATGTTGTGATTTGAAGGTTTGTTTATGACCACGCCCGCTGAGCCCGCATCTCCATGCTCCCAGAGGTAGACCACAGTGTTGCGGAATCGGGGATCTGGCAAGTTAGGGGGTGCTATCAGTAAGTCGCCTGCGCCAACCCTACTCATAGTTAACTCCAGTCCGGTAAAGGGCCACCATACTTCTTGCCCTTGATCTTCTTGCCACGGACTGTGATACGCTCGTGTCCTACCTTGTGGCTTTTGGCGCCATCACGTGAACGATAGCCCTGGCTCTTACAGCTGGACAAGTTGCTGGCACCCAGTGCTGAATCTGGCTTACCAGAAGTACATAGAGCCCTAGAGGCCTTTTCTTCTTCTATGTCTGGTACTGATATGACTTCTGATATGCGCATGGTGTTTCCTTAGGCAAAGGCTGATATGGCCAATGTGATTACTTCTGCTGCCAAACGCATGGCGTTTTCATCGCCAGCTAGTTTTTCAGCTGCTTCTACGTCTCTGACTTCTGCCAATAGATAGTTGCGTTCCTGTACTGTGATATCGCCTCTGCGCATGGCGTCTTCGATTTCACAGCAGCGATAGGCCAGCTCAGATAGGCCTGGGCCCATTGATTTCATCTGCTCTAGCTGCTGTTCGTGTGGATGTGGATCTGGTATCATGTCTGTCATTTATCTGCCCTCCCAGGCTGTACGTGCTGCTTTAAGTCTATCTCTAGCTGTCTTCTGTCCTAGCTCACAGAACATCCGTGAGTTAGCAGGGTCTGCCATCTTCTTCACATGCTCTGCTAGTCCAGCCATGTTCTTGCGCTGTGGGTCTGCTCTGAAGTCTGTGTACTGAGCCAGTTTAGCTGAGGGCTCTACTACATCAGCCCAACCAGTGGGTTTATTAGCACAGTTGACTTGATCGATGCCATAGCTGACATCTACCCATAGGTTAACCATAGCAGGATCGTGTGCTCGGGGCCATATGTCTTTAACATAGTTGACAGTGCTACAGCCCCCTAAAGCCACTGTTAATGCTATTGCTGCCCCTAGCTGCTTCATTTCTTCTTGCTGTCCTTAGCTGGTGCTTTCTTCTGACACTTTGGATCCTGTGGATTGGCCTTACACTCTGCTTGCTTCTTAGCTAGGCTGTTGTTCTTCCATTTTGGATCGTTAGCTTTCTTTTTAGCTGGTGCTTGAACCTTCTTGGCTTCTTGTGCTTGTTTAGCATCTTTCTTAGGTGCTGCTTCAGCTGCCCACACAGTTGCTGAACAAGCATAAGCAGCGATTATGGCTGCTGTTAGTAATTTGCGCATAGTTGTTCTCCATGATAATAATAATGAACCTTGCTTGTTATTTAACCCCAACGCATGACAAACAGCAAGCGATCTTGATCCCAACGGAATGCCACACAGGCTTCCCAACTGCGATGTTCTGCGTCTGTGCTCCAAGCCCAGCGAGTCCAACGTGAACCCACGTGCCCATTAAGCCAAGCTGTAATAGTTTCTTCCTGCCAAAGCCAATCCAATTGCCCTGAGGGTGGCTGCGGCCAAGGAACTCGGGCACGATACTGAAAATCCGTCCAATCAGGCAGATACATCTTGCTCATGCTAATATTTACTGTATACTAGTGATATGACTGAGATTGAGATCACACAGGAGCTCTGGGGTCGGGTACGAGATCGTATACCCCAATGGGCCACACGCCAGCAGTATCGAGAGTGGTTCCGGACGCAGGGCATCGAGATAAGAACTGCGGGCAGCGATGGTCGTTGGCTGGCATTCCAAGTAGAGGATCCCCTATGGTTTTACCTAAAGTATACCTAGACAGCAGAGAGGGCATTGTGCTAGTTGACATACCAAACTGGAGTTTCTGTGACGATCTGGAAGGCCCAGAGTTCTGTGTGATACTAAGTCCCTCTTGGTGGCAGCAGAACCGACACTCTATACTGGCACAACCGGGCATTTCAGAGACTGCTGATCGTGTGCTGTATATCCCTGATGCTAACACACGACTGCTGTTCCAACTGAAATGGGCTTAGCCACAGAGTCCTGATAACCACGAAGTGGCTTGCGCAGCAAAAAAATTGTGATGAAATTATTCAGTGACAACCCTACAGCAGTCCGCAAACATTATGGCAAACTCTGAGCTAGCAGATCCTGGAACTATTACGCGATACTCTAGCCCACCATTGTGCTTGTGTTTGAACCACCAATAGTTACGTGACATGGCCCACGTTAAAGCTAACTCTCTTTTGGCTTTAGGCGCAGAGTTCTTGATGGCAAAACAGATCATCTGGCTAATATCCATATAAAGCCTAACAACATGCCCAAAACAAACGAGCATAAGCTACAGACCAGCATGAACACTGTGTATAGCAAAGGGTCATCTATTATAGTTTCAAACTTCATAATAACAGCAGTAGAGTAAAAGTTGGGCTATCGCATTCTATTAACACTATGTAGCGATCGTATAAGTCATCCCATATAGTGTGTATGATACGCACAATAGAACTAGAATGGCCAGTCATATAGTCGTGTACACGATTAAGCGTGTGCTCAGTACAGATCAGTGTGTGTATGCTCATAGTGTATTTACAAGTATATAAAACAGCATAGAGTAAACATGTGATCATAGTGGCCCCGCTGTGCGATCTTAGTGTATACGCATAGTGTGTGTATAGTAGTGAAAGGTTGGGATCTGTGTAGTGAAAGGTTGGAGGGGCTGTAGAACTGTCTAGAGCCGGGGACCATTTTTCGCATACCCCACATAGCCATCCAATTCTCTACAGTTAACACTATATTACACACGCCAAACTCTGCGATTCTGACTCAGAAGCCACCATTTCTCCACAGTGGAAACTCACCATTCTGAATCATTTTCAGCCTTTTTTGTGGCATATCCACTACAGTGATTACTCTTTTACACACTATAGAGAACAGTCGCAACTGTGTATACGCATACGCACAGTAGGGACTGGCCCCGCTGCGAAGGCTTATATAGTTCTTGACTTTTTACACACATGATCATATACTATTAACTATACACACACTATGAGATCACACTATGCGTATACTCACACTGTTAGCACTACTATCACTTACAGCTTGCTCTAGCATGGATATGGGCATTAATAATGTTCGCTTTGTAGACTATAGAGATACCAAGTGGGATCCGCAACCAGGACAAAGCCTATTAGATGTGGTAGAACCCTGGGATCCCGCTCTTACAGCACAAGCTCGTAAGCCACAATAGGCCCCGCTGCTAGGATTAAAAAAATGACACTTCCTGATGAAAGATATCGTGCTCTGAGATCTGCTGAACAGTTCATGAGGGAACTCATGGATGCTAGTGTGACTCCCAGGGTGCCTCGACATATACGTGATCGTGCTCGCAGTGTATTGCGCCACTATCCTAGTACATGGGAACTACAGCAGCTGGCCACAGCGGCGCCTAGTGTGCTAGAATCAACAGATCCAGAACCAGAGCAGCTACATGCTTGGATCATGAAGTCTGCGGCGATCGTGAACAAATCATAACAGTTTCGGGCCTCTAGCTCATGTTGGTTAGAGCAGTGGACTCATAATCCATTGGTGCCGAGTTCGACTCTCGGGGGGCCCACCACAACAGCATGTACGCAGCACTAGCGGCGATACATACTAGAAAGAACCCCAAGCACAGTGTTTACCGGCTGCGCTGGGGTTCGCCACATTGCCAGCAGGGAATCACAGCATGAAGAAACAGCAGCTAACATCAGAGGACATCGAGAAGTTAACAGCAGCGTACACAGCTAAGGGAGGGCAGATCACCGTGTGCCCCACAGCAGCAGCTACAGCAGCAGAGGACATCGTATACAAGTACCAGGGCCCGGGCAGGCGGAAAAGGAGTGCCGCGGGCGGAGAGGCGGCAGGTGTGGCAGAAAAGCCACAGCCAAAATAAATGCCAAAATAGGCGAGATTTTGGTTGACGGCTAGCAGCAGCGAGAGTATAATAGTGGCTTACTAACAAAGGAGCGCAACATGTACAAGATCACAGCAATGCTGCCCACAGCAGGCGACGGCTACTGGAGCAACAAATCTAAGACAGTCCGTGTCACAGGGCTAGCTGTCACCTACGAAAACGACGAAGGTGACTTCGGCGAGCTTTGTGCTTACTTTGACACAAAGACGTGGTCTGTCAAGCGAGACGGGCTTATATACACAGACAGCCAGTTCTTAGACGATCTAAGAGCTACGCTAGCGAGCATGGGGCTAGCAGCTGGCGACGTCGACTACAGCGAGCAGGGCATGCAGGGAGACGATTACGTGTCGCTGGATGTAGGCGAGAAATTTTTAAAAAGTTGGCATAAAGTGGTTGACAAGGTCGCTGCTTGATCGTATAATACACGAACATTAACACAAAGGAGCGAAAGATGGCAACTCGAAGCACTATTGCGCTAGAGCGCGAAGATGGCGTTATCCAGGTCTACTGCCACTGGGATGGCTACTTGGAGAACAACGGCCGTATCCTTATGGAGCACTATGACACCCCAGCTAAGGTAGCAGAGCTGCTGAGCAATGGGGACATCAGCTCGCTGCGCCCCACAGTTGGTTGCGCACATCCCTTCAGCTGCTTTGACACGGGCATGAGCACACAGGACTTCGATGCGCTCTACGGCAACATGACCACCTACTACGGACGTGATCGTGGCGAGGCTGCTAGCCGTATCAGTATGCGCCGTTATGACAACTTCGATGCTTATCAGCGTGACGCACAGATGGAAGAGTACAACTATATCATGCGCGAAGGTCAGTGGTTCGTAGAGTACTATGCCACTGGCGGCTGCTTGATGGAGCTCAGCGAGGCTTTCCATAATGAAGCTGAAATGGCAGATTAGGGGTTGACAGGGCTAGCTGCCCTGTGTATAATACACACTTAACATTAACTTTCATAGGAGCGAATTTATGGCAGTTATCGAGATTCTCGAGGGTCTGTACAAGATCCGAGGCGCTGACACTTCAGTTGCGGGCAAGCGTTTTGAGCTTGTGGATCAGTTCCGCGCTGGTGTAGATGGCGTAGGCTACGTTACAGTTAACGGAGCATCGTGCCCTGGCTTCCCAGAGCGCAACATCCGGATCCGTTGTAAGGGTCCTAAATCATACACAGTCGTCGAAGGACAATTAATGCCCACATATGAACCCACCAAGAGCAAAGAGCCTGAGGGTGTTATGAGCTTGGTACAGAATGCGGTTCCGGATGCTGTCGTCGCTCACGAGACAGATGAAGAGATCATTTCACGCACAAAGGCTCGCTTCGAAGTACTGCGTGAGATGACCAAAGCTGTCAAAGAAGGTACTGTACGTGCTATGATTGTCACAGGCCCTCCAGGGGTTGGTAAAAGTTTTGGTGTTGAAGAAGTGCTGAGCAAGGACGATCTGTTCAACGTGTTGGGGCAACGCAAGCCCAAATATGAGATCGTCAAGGGCGCAATGTCCGCCGTAGGACTGTATAGCAAGCTCTACAAGTACTCAGAGAAAGGCAACGTTATCGTGTTCGATGACTGCGACTCTGTACTGCTTGATGACCTCAGCTTGAACATCCTTAAGGCTGCTTTGGACTCTAGCAAGAAGCGTACCATCTCGTGGAACACGGACTCACGTATACTGCGTTCAGAGGGTGTGCCTGACAAGTTTGAGTTTAAAGCGGGTGCCATCTTTATCACCAACATCAAGTTCGAGAACGTTCGTAGCAAGAAGCTACAGGACCACTTGGCTGCTTTGGAATCACGCTGTCACTACGTGGACCTCCAGATGGACACAGAGCGTGAGAAGGTCCTGCGCATCAAGCAGATCGTGTTCGATCCTGAGGCGGGCCAGCAGGGCATGTTGGACACCTATGATTTCGAAGACTGCGTCAAGGACGAGATCATCGACTACATCATGAGCAATCGTAGCAAGATGCGTGAGCTGAGCCTGCGTACTGTACTCAAAGTCGCAGACTTGCGCAAGAGCTTTCCTATGAACTGGAAGGCAATGGCTGAAGTCACTGTTATGAAGAGGGGTGCCTAATGCGCGGAGATACTTCACCTACATGTACGTGGATCGGCCCTGAGCAGGATCCACTGATACATCACCCTATCCACTACTGTGGTCTGCCCAGCAAGTTGGGCAAGAACTACTGTGAAGAGCACTACGCCCGGGTCTATATCAAGGGCAGTGCTGTTCGCCGTACGCAGATCGCGAAACTGATCGTTGAGGACAAGAACATGGTAGAAGTTTCTGTCCGTGACGAAGAACCTAAAGAATTGGAGTTTACTGTATGAACAAGATCTTGATTGGCTTAGGCCTAATCGTAGTGATTCTGGTTCTCCTGATCATTGGCCCGTTGGTCACGATCTGGAGCCTGAATACCCTGTTCCCCACGCTGGCCATTCCGTACACACTGGAAACTTGGTTTGCTGTGGTGATGCTAGGGGCTGTTATCAAGAGCCGAGTTAGCGTTAACAACAAGAATGGTTAACCAGGCTATTGACAACAGAAGTTGCGTGTGTTACTATATTAACATGCTGTAAAAAACAGCTACACTTTTATAAAGGAAAAGGCAAATGAAGCGTATCAATCTCGACACTAAAGAAGGCAAGTTGTTCAACGCATTGTTCAACGGCGAGAAGCTTTCTGAATCCGCAATTACCAAGCGTTTTGGTATCAAGAATCCATCAGCTACTGTTAGCGACATTCGTTACAAGGGCTTCGCTGTTTACACTCGTAACCGCAAGGCTGGCAACGGTGTTGAAGTAACTGAGTACGAGATGGGCCGTCCATCACGTGAGATCGTTGCTCTCGGCTACAAGGCCAAGGCAGCAGGCATGACTGTCTAATAGACAACAGTTTCAAACAGCTGATCCGATTCGCTCCCGGGGATGCGTTTGAGAAAGGGCCTTAGGGCCCTTTCTTTTTGACCTCGCCGCCGGCACTCCTGATGTTGCATAAAAGCCACACTCCAAACTATCTAGATCTTTTTGGTTGACAGCCAATCTAAATAGCAGTATAATAGACACATATTAGAACATAGGAGCGATACTATGCCATTCACAGCTAGCCACGTTTGGAGCCTTGCCGTAGCAGCACAGCGCATCAACGGGGATTACCTCAAAGAAGACGAGTGGTTGGCCAACGCTACTCCACCCTGCCGCGGACGTGATGCCAACAAGAAGATGGTCAAGCAATGGCTCCGCGAAGGTTCTAACCCCGCAACTGAAGCCGACGTAGCTGCTGCAGCAGCAGTCAGAGGCTACTTCAACACCTTTCTCATGCGCGAACTCTCGGGCAAGATCAACGACTTTGAACGCACTGCGCTCAGGCTAGCCCAGAAGGACGAGTTCACTGAGCGTGACCTCTATGATTTCTCCGTGATCGCATGCCTTCCATCAGTGATGACCCGTGATCAGCAGCGCCAGGAGATCCGTAGAGAGATCTACGTGAGCGAGCAGCTTCAGGGTCAGGTGGGTGAAGAGATCATCGGTTCCATCACTGTGATCAACAGCAAGTTCAACCAGAACTTCAACAAGTACCGCATCGCTGCTCGTTTGAACGAAAGCTTCGTAGACTTCTGGTTCTCAAAGGAGCTAGCAGGGGAGCTGCGCATCAAGGGCAAGATTAAAGCCCAGCGTGGCGATAAAACAACACAACTGAATTACGTCAAAATAATCGGTTGACAGGTGAGGGCTATGTGTGTATAATAGACACATAGTTAGAAATAACTGGGCAAAGCAACTTAACTAGAGAGGTCTTAATATGAGCGATTCCAACATCCGCACCGTGGGTCCCAAGGGCGCCATGCGAGCTATCCGCCACGCAATCAAGATGCGTCGTCCACTGTTCCTGTGGGGCCCTCCCGGCATTGGCAAGAGTGATATCGTCAAGCAGATTGGCGATACGGCTAACCGCCCTGTGATTGATATCCGTCTTCCACTTTGGGAGCCTACGGACATTAAGGGCATTCCTTATTACAACAGTGACCAAGGCGCTATGGTCTGGGCACCCCCAGCAGAGCTTCCTATGGATCCTGATAGCGATGCTATCATCTTCTTGGACGAGCTTAACTCTGCTCCTCCGGCTGTCCAGGCTGCGGCCTATCAGCTGGTGCTGAACCGCCGTGTTGGCACATATGTCTTGCCTAAGGGTGTAGACATTGTAGCGGCAGGCAACCGCGATGGTGACCGTGGTGTTACCTATCGTATGCCTAAGCCACTGGCTAACCGTTTCCTACACTTGGAGATGAAGCCAGACTTTGATGACTTCCAGGAGTGGGCAGTCATGAACAAGGTCCACGCAGACGTCGTGGGTTACCTGGGCTTTGCCAAGCAGGACTTGTTCGACTTTGATCCTAAGAGCTCTAGCCATGCTTTCGCAACGCCTCGTTCGTGGTCGTTCGTTAGCGATCTGCTCAGCGATGCTGATGCTGATACAGCCGTGCTCCAGGACTTGATCGCAGGTGCGGTAGGCGATGGCTTGGCTATCAAGTTTATGGCTCACCGTAAGATCGCAGGCAAGATGCCTAAGGCAATCGACATCCTCGACGGTAAGGTCAAGGACTTGAGCATCAAGGAAGTGTCTGCGATGTATTCGTTGACTGTGAGCTTGTGCTATGAGCTCAAGGACTTGGCTGACAAGAAGGTCAAGGGCTGGGATGAGAAGGCCGACTGCTTCTTCCGCTACATGATGGATAACTTCCCAACAGAGCTCGTGGTCATGGGTGCCAAGACTGCTCTTACCAACTATGACTTGCCGTTGGACGCTACTAAGATGAAGAACTTCGATGAGTTCCACAAGCGTTTTGGCAAGTATGTTTTAAAGGCTATGGATAATTAAGACCTCTCCATAGCCCGGGTGGAGTGCCTGCCCAGGGCCTCCTCCACCCACCTTTTTCTTAGGGGTTGACAATTTGGGCCGTAGGTGTTATAATAGATACATAAAGTAAGGAGAGCGAAGTATGTCTTACATGGACCCAATTGTAGAAAAACTCACAACAGCCCGCATCGGACTGCTACTCAAGCAACCGTTCTTTGGCAACATGGCCACCCGTATGCGCCTCGTCGATATCACTGATCAAGGTTGGTGTAAGACTGCGGCAACTAACGGCCGTGACTTTATGTATAACAAGGACTTCATCAACAAGCTCTCAGAGAAGAAGCTGGAGTTCCTGTTCGCACACGAGATCGGACATTGCGTGTTCGATCACTTTGGTCGCGTTGGTAGCCGTGACCGTCAGCTCAGCAACATCGCACAAGACTACGCGATCAACCAGATCCTCGTAGACGAGCGTATCGGCGAGAAGATTACTGAAGTTAAGATCTGTCAGGATAACAAGTATCGTGGCTTGGCCTGGGAAGAGATCTACGATCAACTTTGGGAGAAGGCTGAGAAGATCAGTATGGATGATCTGCTCAAGCAATTGGGTGACCTGCTCGACGAGCACATCCATGAAGAAGAGGGTGCTGGTGCTGGTGACGGCGACAAAGACGGTAAGGGCGGCAATGGCAAGCCTGTGCTGTCTAAAGAAGAAGCACAACGCATCAAGGACGAGATCAAAGAAGCCATGATCCAGAGTGCGGCTGCAGCAGGTGCTGGCAAGACCCCAGCAGGCATCATGCGTATGATCAAAGACTTGACTGAGCCTAAGATGGACTGGCGTCAGGTGCTCCAGATGAACATCCAGAGCATTATCCGCAACGACTACTCCTTCCAGCGTCCTAATCGCAAGAGCCAGCACAGTGGTGCTATCCTGCCAGGCATGAAGAACGATCAGACCATTGACGTGGCTATCGGCATTGACATGTCGGGTTCTATTGGTGATGCTGATGCCAAAATCTTCCTTAGCGAAGTTAAGGGCATCATGGATCAATACGAGGACTATGCCATTGACATTTGGTGCTTTGACACAGACATCTACAACCACAAGCGTTTCACACACGACGATGGGGATGCTTTGTTGAGCTATGAGCCAATGGGCGGTGGTGGCACAGACTTTGAAGCCAACTACAACTACATGAAGTCTATCGACCTTGTGCCTAAGAAGTTCATTATGTTTACGGACGGTTACCCCTGCGGTAGTTGGGGTGATGAGGACTACTGCGATACTCTGTTTATCGTTAAAGGTAGCAAGAACGAAGCACCGTTCGGGCAGACTGTGATCTATGATGAAAAGGCTGATTGATTGGATCAGGGGTAGGAGTGCCCCGCAGGTAGATCTCGATGCGTTCAGCAGCAGCCAGATAGCTTCAAAGGCCTGGCTCTGCGAACGCCTTGAGGAGTGCCTCAAAGGTCTGACTCCGCCCGTGGCTGGATACAAGATCTGGATCTTTGCTGGTTGGTATGGAGTGACTAACTTCATGTTAAGGACCCGTGCTATCGTCCCCGTAGAGTTCGTGCGCAGCATAGACCTAGATCCTACCTGTGAACCTATCGCTGATCGCATCAACAAGTTCTGGGAGATCCAGGGCTGGCAGTTCAAAGCCCAGACGGGTGACATCAACAACACAACTTACTTCCACGATAACCCGCACATCATTATAATGACATCCGCAGAGCATGTCAAGAGCCGCAAGTGGTTCCAGGATATTCCACGTGGAACCATCGTGGCCATCCAGGGATCTGATCTGGTTATTCCTGATCATGTTAATCCCATTAGCAGTGTAGAGCAGCTGAAAGAGGCCTATCCAATGGAGTGCCACTACGAGGGCAGCATTACTTTTAACTACCCTACCCACAGCTTCAACCGTCACATGATCATAGGAATCAAGCCATAGGCCCCGCTGCTTAGTGGTTGACAAACCGGCTAAAGGTTGTTATAATATACACATAACTTAAGGAGCGCACCATGAGATACTACGAATTGGTTATGGAACAACAGCGTGGCCCATACACTGTGATCGTTGACCGTACCTATGAAGACATCCACCCACAAGACTGTTTCGATGATAGTTGCTATGATATCAAAGAGATCTGCCGCAAGATTGACATGGGTCTCTTGGAGTGGTTCATGCTGCGCACACGAGTGTTCTATGAAGGCGTAGAGCTGGCTGAGGAGTTCTTAGGGGGCCTACTCTATGATGATCCTAACGAAGTGCTCACTGATGGGATCGCCGAAGATCAGATCCATCAGGCCCTTGAGAACGCTAAAAAGGCCGCTGTGGAATACAAACGAAAGTTTGAAATTCTCACAGTGTAAATATATTATATGAGCAAACTAGAGTTCTTCGCAAGACCATTAGTAGCATTTGACCCATCCAACAAGCAGCACAGGCGATATTACGTAGATTTCATTGAATACGGTGGATGGGGCAACTGCCCTGTTAGGTTTATATGCCCAGACGAGACGGGCATGGATTTGATTAGCATGATACAACGGCAACTGCTTCAACACTACGTTGATAGGGAGTTCCGACAGAACAGGAGCAAGTAATGGAGATCGGATTAGCTTTATTCATTGGATTGTACGTGGGATGGAAGGCAGCTCACATCTGGACCAAGCATGTGATCAACGAGCTGCTGGAAGAGGCAGGGCTAACCCCGCAGCAGCGTAAAGAACTCAAGGCCTACTGCGATGAAAAGGTCGCAGCAGAGACTGAAGAAGATCAACGTGATATCATCGAGGTCAAGATCGAGAAGATTGGCGATGTCATGTACGCCTACACTGTTGACGAAGATCAGTTCATGGCTCAGGGCAGCACGATCGAGCAACTGTTCCAAGCCCTACAAGAACGCTACAAAGAAATCCGTTTTGTTGTAAGAGAGCAACACGGTGCTAAATTCCTGAAAGAATCCGCTTGACAACCCGTCCAAAAGGCCGTACAATACGGACTATGGATACAAACTTTTACATCAAATGGATAGCATGTGCTATCACTCTCGCTGGTGCGCTGTGTACCTCACTGCGCATCGATCCCATCAACATCTATCTACTCAACGGCGGTGCGCTGCTGTACTTGATCTGGTCGCTGAGGATCCGTGAATGGAACCTAGTGGCGATCAACGGTGGGCTGCTCACAATCTACGGAGTGGGACTGTTTTTTGGTTGACAGCATGAGTTTTTGGTCGTATAATACACACACAAACTGAAAGGAGCTTTTATGGCAAAGTGGATTGTAATTCTAGCATTGATCATCCTCGCACCCATGTTCGTGATTAACTTGGTTACGGGTACGGTCAACTTCGTTTCTAACCAGGGTAAGGCTTTGGTCACTGAAGTGGCTAAAGAGGCATCCAAGACAGTCAAGGAGGCAGGACAATGAGCTATTTCAAGAACTTCGAAGATCCTTTCTATGATGATGATGGGCAGCTGGTCGATGAAGACGGCCCTATGCTCGAAGACGAGGTCATGGACCTGATCGCGATCTACGGCACGGATGAAGAGGCTGTTATGATGATCGCTGAAGAGCTCCAGATCACGATCGGTGAGGTGCGCAGCGTGATCTCCAGCCTGGGATTCGAAGTCAAAGACTACGATGACGAATTCCTTATCGACGAGGCATAATTTCGGTTGACGGGCTGTGTTGCTCGTGCTATTGTTAATCACAGTAGCAGCAAGGGAGACACAAATGTTCGAATATGTCATCCAGGTCCGCAAGAACGGGCGCAAGACGAAACGCATCGTTCTCAAGGGCTACTCAGGGAACGCAGCAATGGACGAGCTGAAGTGGCTCCGGAAGAGCAAATACAAGCCCGAACTGGGCTACGAGCTGGAGCTGCTGTAGAGTTTAGGGGGGTGTTGCAGAAATGCCACACTCCCTTTTTTCCTGATCTTTTTGGTTGACAACTGCTGTTAGCCCTGCTATTATACACACATAACAAAGGAGCACAAGATGAAGCGTTACCGTTTTATTATGGACTGCCAGGCTACTTACAATGTGATCGCACGTGACTTCCGCGAGGCATGTGCGCAATGGGAGCGTTTCGGCTTAGATCCTCGCAACATAGCTGCTGTGGAGATCCGCTGATGTTTTGGCTGATCATAGCACTCTATCAAGGCCCTACCTACGTGGATAAGGTCGTGGTGCCCTACCCCGGAGAGGCTGCATGCGTAGCGGCTGCGAAGAAAGCTGAAGCGGATCGCCTGAATGTCAAAGCGATCTGCGTAAGCGATGAGCACATTAAGGGTCGTAAGAAAGACCCTAAGGTCAGTATGGATTAACAACAAATTGGTTGACAGCCCAGCAGATTGGTGCTATACTACACACATAACTTAAAGGAGCGAGTGAAATGGAAAAGTCAGGAACATTTTTGTTTATCGTCGGACTGTTGATCACAATCTTTGGCGTGGGCGGTGTAGAGCAAAGCGTCACTGATCTAGTCATGATACAGTGTTTTGCTGTTGCGATGGTGGGCTGTATGGTCATGGGCTGTGGCGTGAGCATGATCAACTTGAGCCGTGAAGATTACTACAAGAATCAAAAATACTGATATGAAACCAGAAGAACTGCGTTACCTAGAGAGAGCCATTGAAGCTCTCAAAGATCCTGAGCTGACCCAGATGGCCGAAGCCAAGATCCTTAGGACTGTGAGCCAGATCAGTGATCGAGCCAGCCGAGAGATTGAACAGAAATTGGTTGACAAGGTCACTGATTCGTTGTATAATACTGATAACAAATAAGGAGCGAACTTATGCCAAATTGGTGCAACAATCATCTTACACTCACCCACGAGGACCCTGCTATGATCCAGCGTGCCTATGACGCACTGGAGCGTGGAGAGTTCTTACAAGAGTTCATTCCAGTGCCTGAGTCTTTGAAGATCGTGGCGGGGTTCGTTGGTGATCCTGAGGAACAGCGTAAGCTGGAGGAAGCCACGCAACGCAATGTGGAAGTCCACGGTTATGGCAACTGGTATGACTACTGCGTGGGCGAGTGGGGAACCAAGTGGGACACAGGTGAGTCAGGCAACAATGACATCCACCCAGATGGCCAGATGTTGACCGCAGGCTTTGACACAGCGTGGGCTCCACCCATCCTAGCCTATGAGAAGCTGGAGAAGTTGGGCTTTGGTGTCACTGCTTTCTACTATGAACCCGGCATGGCCTTCTGCGGAGTCTACGAGGACGGCTCGGACAACTTCTACGAGATCGGCGGTATGAAGTCAGACCAGGTAGCCAACGAGATCCCCGCAGAGCTTGATGACATGTTCAGCATCGTAGAACAGATGCAGGAATACGAGCTAGCCGAGCAGGAAGAGCTCACTGAGTGGATCAAGGAAGGAGTCGCGGCTCGTGAAGCTGGCCAAACTGGATCGTAGGCACAACGGCTATGGTCTCTGGACACACCGTCTTGAATTCACCAATGGCTGGAGTGACAGGAACAACAGGCTGGTCCGCACCGATCTCATACGCAACTTCTATGAGTGTCGCAAGTGGTTATCCGACCAGTTCGGACCAGGCTGTTTCCAGTTCGAAGGGCGACTGCTCGTTGATCAGCACGTGGAGCTACCCGTATGGGCCTACGATGAAGCAGGATTCGTCTACGTCCGTGGGGAAGCAGCTAGCATGTTGGCCCTGAGCATTGAACGATTCAAGAGGAGATACAGTGAGAACCCTTAAGTACGTGATTACGTTTGAGTTGGGCGGTCCAGGTGAACTGGATCAGGCCCGAGTCAACGAGATGGTTGATCTAGCCATCCAAGATCTGATCTATGACGACGAGTTCATCGGCGCCTTAGATGAGAAAGTCAGCGTCAGCAGCACGGTGACGGCAATTTTGGACAATCAAACGGTTGACCAAAAGCAAAAGTGATAGTATACTATTAACATGCTCGCAAGAGCTTCACACACACACAGGAGAAGTAAAAATGGCAACTGATAAACTGTTTAGCGTCGCTGGCGTTTCCACCCAGGCTGGCAAGACCAAGGTTCGTTTCGCGAACGACACCATGCGCATCAAGATCCTGGCCAAGAACGGCCACACCAACATCGAGTTGGTTGATCTTCCACGCAGCATGACCAAGGGTGAGATCGCCCAGTACATGACCACTAGTGGATTCATGAAGGACAACAAGGATGTACAAGCGGCCATCGCTTACATCGCAAAAAAGAACCCTGTAGAAGGTTCTAAGGCCACTGCTGCGACAGCAGAGGCAGTAGCTGCTTAATTCGGTTCGCTCCCGATAAATTACGCAGCACTTAGGGCACTGTTGTAGAAATGCAACAGTGCCTTTTTCTTGATCTTTTTGGTTGACAGATTGGACAGAGACTGCTATACTGTGTATACACAATTAAGGAGCGGACAACATGCTAGTACCAGCACAAATACAACTAATCCAGGAAGCCATAGCTCAAATCGAACAAGCTAATGCGGACATACAGTTTGCCCTTCCCGCAGGAGATCAGTGCTATCGCCTACACAGCCGTTTATCCGATGTAGTAGAAGAACTAGAACTCTTGTTAGCCTAACGCCCGCAAGGGCCACACGCTATGGAATACACCGTGATCTACCCCTCGGGGCAGCAGCAGAAGTTCTACATACGATCAGTAGCTGAACTCTACGCCCGATTAAACGGGGGCAGAATCGTTGGTCGCCCTGACTTGAAATTGGTTGACAAACGGGCAGCGTGATCGTACAATATACACATATTAACAGCAAGGAGCGAAATGATGCTAGAACAACTGGACGCACAAATCGACGCAATGGAAATCACAATCCGCAGCATGAACCTGGGCCGACGTGAGAGACAGATCATCGACAGACTCTACGAGATCTATAGCCTGGCTGAAGCTGCTGTGAATCAGCCCATGAAGCGTGTAAAGGTGCTGACAACTGGCGAAGAGATTGAGATCCCCGTGGACACCCCTCGCTGCTGCGATCCATCAACAGAACTTTATTGGTCAATGTGAGTTGACAGCAACTGAAACTGATCGTATAATACACATACTTTAACAAAGGAGCGAAAGATGACAAAGCAACTGATGGTAGACGAGATCCGTATCCCCGCGTTCGCAGCTAAGGCTGATATCGAGCAGAAGAACTATGAAAACGAAAGCCTCTACAGCACTAGCCGTAAAGCACAAGCAGAGCGTTTCGCCGCAGCAGTGCGAGAGGCTTACCCCCTGAGCACAGTCTACGTGAACTACAGACAGAAGTTCATAGCAGTTAAAGTTGATCGTCCACTGGTGACAGATCGCAATCGCGTACAGGTAGCGGCTATTGATACCTATGCGTTCGCACAGAAGTATCAGAAGGTTAAGACCCTGAACGCAGTGATCTATCGTATCAAGTAAGCTGTTGCACAAACGCAACACTCTAAGGGCAGCTAACAACTGCCCTTTCTTTTTGGTTGACAGACTGCTAGGAGTGCCGTATAATACACACATAGTTAGATACAGAGGAGCGAGCAATGAGCAGAGTCAAATGCGATAGCAGAGAGCACATAGTATATGAGCTCACAGTCAACGGCTTACGCTATATCGGTAGCACCAACATAGAGCCCGAGCTGGGGGTTGTAGGTAGCCTTAAGCGTCGCATTGCCAAGCACTGGTATCGCTTAAAGGATGAGAAGCGCAGCCAGTGGAGGCTCTACAGAGCAATAGCTGAGCTGCCTAACAGAGATGCTATAGAGCGCAGAGTCATAGCAGTCATGCCCAACAAGGCAGCGGCACATGACTACGAGCTGGCTCTCATACACACAACACAGCCCGAGCTGAACACAGAAGGAGCATGATGGGATACATCGTATACAGCGAAACTACAGGACGTGCGGAACGCTACTACAAGCTAGAGCGCACAGCTAAGGCGCAGGCAACTAGGATGAACAAAGAGATCCAGAGCCCCTGGCGCGAGCGAGAGACATTCGCACACTGTTCATACGCAGCGTATGAAGGAGTCTTACAGGGACTTAAGGGCGATAACCTACGCTTCTGGCAATGGATGAACGGTCGGTGAGGTGATCGGTCATCGGTGGAGGGGGTGGGGGGCGTAGTGTATGCTAGTGTTGCTAAAATACAACAGTGGTAGCAAATCACCACCTTGAAAAGAAAAGTACTCCACCTACATTTTTTTGCGCTCTAGTTTTCGACCCCTGTACTCCCTTTTCACTATATACTACTCTATGTACATTCCCCCACCCCAAGATCCCGCACTGTTAGAAATCATCCTCTACTGGTTGAATTCACTGATTTGAAAAATACGCACGGGGATTTTTTATCCCGCTAGACCCATTATGGAACTCTTACACACTGTATTACCCAAACTGATAGCTGCCATACTGAGCGTTCTAGACTCTGTTAACCTGCGCAATCGTGTATACAGTCAGCAGCAACGTATAGAAATACTGGAAACTGCCATAGATGACATAGCTAGGATTAATGGCAGCAAGGATCCACTTATAAAGGGCATTACGGATAGGGTTGCCAGTAAATAACTCATGCGTATACTGTGGAAAACTCTGTCATGGCGTATATTAGGATCTACCAGCACTGGGATCATAGCCTACGGTTTTACGGGCAGCGTTTATACCAGCATGAACATATTTCTTGCCCAGATGGTCATTAACACAGTATTGTATTACTTTCATGAGCGACTTTGGAATGACACACGATAGATATACACAGTGGATACAGGACAGCTTGAACGATCTAGCAGCTAAGAGATATCCCAACAGGCCAGATTTACAAGCTCAATACAAGTTGGGATTTATGGTTTCAGCCATGGCGTCTATGATGATGTCGGACACGCACAACTACTATGCGTTCAACCGTGTGAAAGAACGTGTTCTGAATAATATACGCAGATAATAGTGTGAATTTTTGCTAACCGTTTTGCGCTTCGCGCATCGCTACGCTCTAGCTCTAGCTACGCAAAAAACCGCGCGGCCGCTCCGCGGTTACTCTGGGCTCTGGCCTTCCAAGCTCATGTCACGATCTTCCAGTTCACGCTCTACTTGTGACAGTTGATCCATGATGCCCAGTCTGCGTAGTGCTTTGAATGCCATGTTTTCTGTTGACCATTCACCGCTTCTGCTCAGTCCAGCTTTGCGCATTTTGGTAATTGACTGCTTGACAGTCTTTATAGCAGCTAGGTCGCCCGCATTGATGGCTTTTAGAGCCTGCCCGGAAAGATATTCTATCTTGGCAGCTATAGCAGGTTCGTTGACTGTGGGCTTGACTTTTTTGGGTGTGACCAGCCAAGTCTTTGTGATTAGGCTGAAAACGCCTAGGCTGTGATGTTCTTCTGATTCGCCCTGTACATAACACTCCACAGGCATGCCCTTGATATAGATCTCATGCTCCAGTGCCCACAGTGCTTTTTTGGCGGAAAACAGTTCACGTGCTTCGTCTGTGACTTCTCCAGCTACTATTAGGTGTAGATCTAGATCTGAACGATCTGTGTAGGCAAAGCTGGCATTGGAACCTGTCAGTGTGACGTCTTTGAGGTTTAGTTTGACGCCTATGAATTCTTCGAAAGCTCTTGCTACAGTTAGCAGGCGTTCACGTACTGTGACGTCTAACACACCATCCTGCCAAATGCGGGGATTCAATCTCTTGTTGACTGTGACCAAGCTCTGCGCAGGACTGACTTCACGTAAGTACATTTAGACTCCGTATCGGTTCTTTTTTGGCTGGGCAGTAGGGCTGGTCTTGTTGGTGTCTGAACGCTCGTCTGAACGCTTGCTGCTCCAAGTCTGCTTGCCCTTTGAGCCCACCTGTTTGGCTGCGAAATTGACCATGGCCAGCTCTTCTTCTGTGTAGGGATTGAACAGTGGATCACCAGCGATATAGTTGTCTGCTTTGGTTGGATAGTCTGGAGCTCCAGCCAATGCTATGCCCATGCGATAGTTCATGTAAGAACTGCCCGTGCTGGGATTTTGATCAGGAAAAGTTATGGTATTTTTAAGAGCAGCACTGTGGTTCTTGTGCATCTTCTTCATACCAGCTTCTAGGATAAATTCTTTGGCTCTCATACGACTATTTAGCCCATTTGAGATGATAGTCTACCAAACAGCCCGAGTCGTAAAATTCCACATATAACGCTGACCAACGATGCTCCAGTGTTTCTTGATCATAGATGCGTTCTACCATCAGCTGGCAGAGATGACGGGGCTGAGCCTTGATCCAAGCCAATCTAACACCCACAGCTTCTGTGATTTCTGCCCAGGGCACTGTGATCTCCTGCTCTTCATGCTGCTGGCGCCAACGATAGAGCATGATGCTGTCATGCTTCATCTTCAGAACCCAAACCGTTGATAAACTGTCGCAGTTTGGTTGATTCCACGATAGCACGTACTTTGCCTACGCTGTCACCTCTGTTGGGATCTTCTCGTATCTCACCAGTTTCTGCGTCAGTGACTGTGCTGCTGCGGCCCTTGATCTGCGATATGATCGATGAGCTGCGCTGACTACCACCTTCTGACTCCTGCTGGTCTTCTGGCAGATCTGTGATCTTTAATGTGTCAATGTTGAACTCTAGATCAATCTTTTGTCCTACACCTGAACTTGAACGTGTCTTCATCAGCTGTAGACTGTAGCGTCCACGCTCACGCATAGCACGACTTGTAAAGATACCAAACACGTTATCTGCTGTTTGGATCTTGCTCAAACCACCTGAAATGTGACTGTGATCAAATTCGATCTCTTCCACTGCGGCTCTGTTCAACTGTGCCGCTGTCACAAACACACATTGCTTTTCCATGGCCAAGTTACGCAATTCTTCACTGACATACTTGTCCTTGACAAAGAGATTTTCAGCGGATATCTTCTGACCATTGGGCATTAACAGATCCAAATAGTCCACTAACAAGACGTCTACCTTACGGCCCATCTTGATCTCATACTCTTTGAGATAGCTGCGTATGTCGTTGGCAGTCTTGCCCGATGGCATATACTTGACCTGTAGCATGCCGCTCTTGCGTCCGATCATCTTGACTTTCATTTCCACGTCATCGATATTCTTGAAAATATCACGGGTGGTAATGCCAGTGACCATGCTGTCAATACGCATACTGACCAGTGCTTCTGAAAGTTCCAGCGTCAGGTACACGACATTTAAACCTGCCAGTGCCCAGTTCACACCTAGGTTCGCTAAGAACAAGGATTTACCTGCGCCGGATCCGCCTGCGAAGATGTTTAGCTCTCCGCGATTCATACCACCAAACAGTTTGCGATCTAGCGTAGTCCAACCTGTAGATACCTGACCGTTCTTGTCTTTGAGCCCCATCAGTCGACTCTTGGGATCCAAGAAGTAGTCAGTGCCCATGTCACGAGCTAAGCCAATCTGTACAGCATCTTTAATCAGTTTTTCCACAGAGCCATAGTCATGTTTCTCTAGTAGGTCTGCTGATTTAATGATGGCCCGTTCCAATGACTTGTGACGAGTGAACTGTTCAAAGTCATCCATAAACCAATCCAGATGTCCTTCCTTAAGGTCTCCTGGACTGTTAAGTTCTGCCTTACAGGCAGCGTTAACCATATTGTAATCAGGCAACACAGAATACTGTGCCGCATAAGCTCTAATGAACTCTGCGCTTTCTGCCAACCTTCGATCAAATAGGGTGCTGTCAAATATGCCTTGGCAGCGCACAAATGTTTCTGCGTCTGCCAGCATAATCTCTAGATACAGCTTCTGTACTTCGTAATCGTATTCTTTAATCATATTAACTATTATACTTGAGATCCAAATGATTTACAACATTTTCTTTGAGCCTAACTCGACACTTGGCCACAGTCAGCGCAGCACCAATGCTGGAACTGCCATCGCCGGGATCGCTCAAAGACCAAACACCATGCCACATGTCATTGAGATACTTGCGATTGAATCTGCTGTTCATAGCACATCCACCCATGTATACCAAGTTGCGGCTGGGCACCAGGCGCTGTGCTTTCAGCATGACTGAAAACGCCTGATGCTCAAACTCTGCTTGTACTGCTGCTGCGAGATCAGCTCGGTGGCTGTCTTCCATGGCTTCTGGCATGGGCCAATCCCACACACCTCTGTGTAAGTTGATCCTAGCTCGCATAGGTGCTGTCCAGTATCCGCCAACTGCTGACTGATAGGGCAGGGCATTGCCTGTCTCTGCCAGTTTCTGTAACAGATGTTCTTCTTTGATAGGTGTATATCCTACCAGTTTGGTAAATGCTGAATAGAACAGTCCCAAGCTGTTGGGATAGCTCACACTCCAGACTTTCTTGAGCTCTTGTCCTCGGCCATGCCAGATACTGGCACATTCCCATTCACCTATGGCATCTAACACTACCACAGCCGCTTCTTCAAATGGCGAAGTCAAGAAACCTGCGGCAGCATGGCTCTGATGATGCGGCACATACTTGACTCTAGCATAGCTCAGGTTAGACTGTTTTATATAACGGCTGGGTAGCACAGACAGGTCTCGGGCTGCGGCCCATTGTCCCGCATAGGCCTGGCGCGACTTCTTTAACCAAGGTCGCTCGTACCAAGCTATAGTTTCTGGGCCTCTATATCCGCCAGCATCAATAGCTTCTCTGATCATGTTAGAACTCAATCGATCTGAGCTAGCATCCTTGCTCCAGTATGTTAAATTACCCCCATGGACCACTGCTATGCTGCTGCCATGATTGAGGGCGTTAATTCCCCACGTGATCATTTGTAGATAAACGGATCACGTTTGCGAAGCTCTTTGATACGCTTTCGCCATTTATACCAGTCTACTAAACGCTTAATTAACCTGAACATAACACCTCCTAGAATGCCATCTTTATTTTTTAGCCCAAAAAAACCGTCATAGCGAAGTCGCTACGCTAGGATTTTTCAGGGCTTTTTCTAATTTCTTCTTATATAGTTGTATCTTTACGTTTCCAGCTACCGCAGTACTAATAGCATCTATAATGACAAAAAGAGAGCCATATTTTTCTACAGCAGCCGCACAGTCTTTTATGCTAGGATCCCATGTAGGAAACGCTACCATCCAATCCTGTTTTACAGCATCATCTATTAGCTTGAGTCCTGCTTGATCTTGATCAGGAATAACAATAACGGTCTTGCCTAACTTATTGATCAAACGAGCCTGCTCTTCGCCTAATTCATTGTGTAACAGAGCCATACCGCCTATGCTTAGGGCATCAAATGGACCTTCTACCACAAACACATAGTTTTGCCAGTCTGTAACACTATCTATGTTGAACACATAGTTAGGATGCTGATCTGACAGATACTTGGGCTTGCCATCTGTTACTTTTCTAGCAGTATACCCTACGATCTTTCCGTCATACTTAAACGGTATGATCACACGATCTCTAAAGCCTAGCTCTGGGGTCCAATAGAAGTTTCGGTCCAACGGATCAAATCCTCTGTCTACCACGTACTTAACTACCTTAGCCAATTGCTGTTCTAAATCATGATCTTGTATATCTGCTTCGATCCATTCTTCCATAGGCAGTGAATTAGCTGGCAATTCTTTCTCAGGAAATCTCGTGAACAATGGATGCGCATGGGCCTGTTCTTCAACTGCTTCACTGCGCATGGCTTCGAATACCATTTTGTTGATATCGTCGTCAGGTGCTCCTAGCCATTTCATCAGTTCTCTAAGTTTGAAACTGATCTGACGACCAGGCTTCCAACTGGCAGTGAAGCCGCAGTTGAAGCAGTGATATACTAGTCCTTGATTAAAATTGACTCCGCCACGTTTGCGATCGTCTGGAGCTTCGCCTCTGTGATGACAACAGACGGCATTAAAGCTAGTCCACCCGCTGGGTGTTATTCTAGCCTTAGGTGGGAGATTTTGTTTGAATAAGTCTACTACCAGAGTCATACATACAGTTTAATATCTGTATAGGACTTTGTCAATGGTTCCGACTGGATTATGGCTAACATCAATTACAGGTGCTTGTTGTATTCTTAGATAACTCCAAACTCCAGTTATATTGATATAATCAATAGCTGTAGTACCTGTGTATGTGCTGGTATTAATATCTACCCAATTGTCTGTAGTAGGATCAGATAGTGTGCCTTGTATCTTAACAGCGCCTTGATAGTTGGTCATATATAGGGCAAATGTGTGTAGGCCTGCGTTGCTGTTAAATTCTGGTTTGGCTTCGAATAGTTCGCTAGTCCAAGTGTATTTAGGATAACCGTGGATATCCATGCCGTCGTTATTGAATGTAGTAACTGCTTGGCTTTCTTTAGCGCCACCTAGCATGTCACCCTCTACTTCTAAACGTCCTATAGCACCAAATTGACTGTCGCCGTACAGTGGAGTCTTAACGCCGTTACTGTCTTGTAGATAAACAGTGAACAGATATGAACCCTGTGTTAGATCCAACATGTCGCCTTCAGTAAGAGTAACATAAATCTTACCTGCTACTGGATCAAGGATCTCACAATCCTTTTGTTTAATTAATTCTTGACTACCGGTTGCCAAAAGGTTAAATACCGCTGAGTAACCAGTGATGTTCTTACTTTTTTGGTCGCCGTTGCGAACTTGAAATTCTAAACGGTTGTCAACGCTACGATAGGTTTTAAATATTCTTTGATACACTTTACGATACCTCTCAGAAGTCCAGACACCGAGATTAGTATAAACATCAATTTTATTTGGGTATAAATAACTCGGATTTAGTTGCATAACACTGTCCTATATGAAACATATTTATCGATGAGAATAAGCGAAAATTTACAAGAAAACTTTCCGTTCATAACTGTAGTTAACTACGTAGAACAAGAGTTCGTTGGCATCATTATTAACCAAGATGCGCAGATCACTAGTTTTTACGACTACAGTGCGATAAGGAGCGACTCGGACAAAACACGCTTTTTAGAGCTAGGTGAGCAATGGTGGTGGGAGTCAAATAGGATAATACCTATTAACATTTTCATGCCCAGAGAAATGGTAGAGTTTAGATACGCTATCCGCAATTTTTCTAGCAAAGATGTTAAGGTATTGTTTGGCCCTGTTACTAGTTTAAATGATATTATGACCAAGCGCATCAAGCGCAAGTCAATCACACTAGTACGTAAACCTTCAAAGTAATCACTGGAACCCGTAACTGATCTTTTCACAGATCAGATTCATCTGTACCACTACCGCAGTAGCATACGCAACAGCGTGTGACTTCTTAAAGAAGTAGTCATCATTCTCCGGCTTCGTCCAAACTTCCCCCATCACCGTAGTCCAATCTTTCCCAATCAGATAACGTTTCGCTGGGCGAATCATCGCTAAAACGGCCGCCAACTGCTCGATAGACTTTGGCTTGCTTTGTCTTAGAATAGACCCATGTCCATTCACATGGAACAGCAGTTGGGTAAAGTCGTCTTGCTCTAGTAGATCCCATAATGGTTCAGTCTCCATTAAAGTAATAAGATGTGCTTCATCTTTGATATCTTGATAGATACCAACATTCAAAAAGTCAATCTTAAAATAGTCTCTTTCTTCGGCTTCGTCATATGACACGGCACAGATATTACCTGGAGCATATACTGGAACAGCATGTAGATATACTCCAGTGTTATGTGATACTAGACCATCTTTCTTATCCATGCGACTAGCTACCACATGTTTAATATGTGCTAGTGCTTTATTGCGATCAGCGAAGTCTATATCAATATCTGGCATTACTGTATCTTGGTTGTTTCAAATAACAATAGAGGTAGCGTGTTAACTAAGAACTCTGCGTATTCTTCAGCAGATTCTTCGTCTTCAAATCCAGAGAACGTTACCGATACTGTTTTTTGTGTTTCATTTAATTCAACTCTAAAATCTAAATCATCTTGCGGAGAAATAAATTCTTCATTCTCTGCTAGATCTTCTACTTCATCTTCTTCTATCTTTTTATTTGCCATTATGTTATCTTAGCTTCCTTGATAATATCCTTAACTAATTCTAAATCAGCAGGATAGTTTTTAAACTTACGTTTCCAGTGATCTGGATCCAACATTGGTGACACTATCTCTATCTGTTCGTTATTTAATTTTTGTAACATTGCTCGACCACTGCTACAATTTAATAATACCCACGGACTGATAACACCGTCTCTGATATGCCTAACTGCTCTGTTAAGACTTACATATTGGAAATAATGAGACCACACAGCGTTATTAGCATCGGCCCAATCCATCATGGTTTTAACTGTACGTTGTATAGCACCGTCTGCGGGTTCTTCTTTTATCAGTTCTGCTACATATTGATCATATAACTCATCACGACACCAATGATCTAATTTAACTCCGCTCCGTATAACCCATTCAATAAATCGTTCTGGATATATTGGATTTGAGTTAGATACGAAACTGCCAAACTTAACAAATGCGTTGTAGTAAGGGCTTTCAACAAAGTCGTCAAATGTCTTATTGCGACTGCGTTGCGCTATCTCATAGAACTTCTGAAAGGCAATCAATGCTATCTGTACATGTTTCTCGTTGCGAGAAAGATGCCTGCGTTTTTTCTCACAGACGTGTACTGTCAGAGTTTTTTCTCTGCTAAATTCCTTGTTACAATATCCGCACTTATAACTTAAGGTCATTGATTTGTTTGTTGTCGTATCCATGGTCCTTAGCCAACTGCTTGAGCTCTTTGACATCCATTAGCGATGCCAATACTTCTAAGTCATCTTGTTTAGCTGTAGGATATATTGTCATTAAAAAATTTACACGTTTGTTGTCGGATCCTTTCTTCAAAGGTATCCATTCATGAAAGAACAGTTTCTGACTTTCATGACTACACGCACACAGCAACAACCACATCAGTTTAGGATGCTTGGCTGCTATGAAGTAGTTCTTGTTGTAGAGTTCGTTAACTAGAATAACAAAGTGTTCCTGTTCTTCTGTGGTAGGTACACGACCTTTCTGCCAAGTTTCTTTTGGCGGACTAGCACTACTGATATACCTATTTAACGTCCAGAAGTCCTTGGTGGCAGCTTTTTTCTGGTCGTCATCTAAGGCATCCCAAAGCTCTTTAACGTTTTGGTCTATACCAGGGATCAGGTCTTTGAATAAACTAATTTCAGCCATTTTCTTTTTTACTCAAGTAATAAATTATTTTAGCATGTTCGAGGGCTTCTCGTAAAGCATTATTTGTCGTAGCTGCTCTCCGAATGTCTCCCCAAAGTTTGTCGTCCATTATATGATCTCGTAACGGTCTGCCATCAGGAGTGCGTGGATCGTAATCCCAACCGATTTCAATACGAGTCATTGGATCAGAACCAAATTCTCTAGCGTAGGTCACTCCGTCGGCCTTTTCATATATGTAGGTAGCACCTGGTTTAAGACGTCCCATCTTTGTACCCAACAGTTTCTCTTTCTATATCGTCGTGATCGAATTCCGCCCAATATAGTTCAAAGGCAATAGTATCTTCTAGTGCCACAAACTGATGATACTCACCAGGTGACACCTTTGTATATTGACCTTTTGACAACACAGTCTCATCTACGAGATCATAGTTGTTTTTCCAAACACGGATTAACAGTTTGCCTTCTTCAACAAAGAAACCATTCCACTTGTGTTTGTGTTTATGCTTAGAACAGGTACCGCCTTTCTCCGCGGTGATCCTGTGGAATTCCAGTACGCCGTTGGCTTCTAGTAATTCAGTCACTCCCCACACTTTTCCTGCGATCATCATTTCCTCACAAAATTTTATCCACTTGTACGATTTCACTTTGTCTAGAAATCTCTTTGACAAAGTATGCGCAAGGTGGATTTAAACCAGTTCTAATTGGCACAGTTAACAACTGGTTATTTTTCATTTTAGGAAAATACCATTTGACATCTTGATAGATGTTAACTATTTCGATAGCACCGTACTCTACTTTAAAACCTTTGATTGGGTTAAACAACATAGCATCAAACCCTCTTTCATTGAGACTAGTCAATGGCAGTACTTCTGGGTCAGCACCACATTCTTTATCACCTACGACCATGCTCCAATCTAGTGGCATTTGTACTTCATGGCCGGCTATCCTTAGCACGATAGCAGGTGCGTTAAATGATTCTAAGAATATCAAAGGAACAAAAAAGAAATCAGGTTCCGATGGTGTACTGTTATCTAGTACACTAAATCGAGTATCTTCTTCTACGTCCTCGGGTAATTCATTTAAATCAAATGATGTATTATTAAGCGTTAGTATTCTCATATTGTTACCTTGGTTATATTAAAAGGATAATGAGCATCCTTATAAAATTTCTTACGTTCTGTTAGGTGGCGTTTAGCATATTTGGTACCACCAGTTACATCCCAAATCTGTACGAAGTCTTTGTCTTCTGCCTTACGGATACCACGTCCTATTGACTGGATAACCCTAACAAAAGACTTGCCTGGCTCAATAAGGACCAGGTTAAAAATCCTAGGAATATTAATCCCCACGGCTGCAACACCATAAGTAGCAACAATGATTTTATCATCCATAGTTTTGACTTCATCGTATTCTTCTTTCCTGTCTTTGGTTTTTACTGCTCCACTAATGAACACAGCTTCCGGTAATCTTTCTATCAACATTTTTCCTGTTTCAATCCTGTCGATTAAAACTAGAGTGTTGCCTGTCTTAGATATATTTTTAATTTTATCAGCCATCCAGTCTACCCTATCTGTATCCGTTACAAGATACTTTAGTTCTTCAGGGTATGAACGGAATTCTCTAATCTCAATAGTCTGTAATACTTCCACATGGCATTGTGCCAACACACCTTTTTCTTGTAGGTTGTGTGCTGTGATGCTGTTAACAACAGGACCTATGCTAGACAATATGCTAGTGAACTCAAACTTCTCTTTAGGGATAGTTCCAGTTAACCCCCAACGGATAGGACAGTTTGCTAGATCTTGTGTTAGGATATTTTTTAAAACTTCTGCCTTTGCTTGATGAACTTCGTCAACGATAATAGCTACGACATCTTGGAAGAATTCTTTTAATGTCAATGCTTCTTCCATGTCTTTGCTTTTCTTATCCAATACGTTAAGGCTCTGCCACGTACAGATCGTATGCGTTTTATTAAGGTCCTTCCGGTCGCCATAATATACTCCTACGTCAAGACCGCAGTTAATATAATCCTCTTCTGTTTGTTCAACCAAACTCTTATTAGGCACGATAACGATTGTCCTGCCATATTTTTCACAGCAATGACTTAGTGTAGCAGTTGTAATAGTTTTACCTGCGCCTGTTGCGATTTCTTGTAGGCATTGCGGGTTTTCTAAAAACTTATTAATAGCTTCGTATTGGTAGTCACGCAGTATGATAGGCTGACCTTCAGCAGGATGCCCTTTGGGCCAAGTCTTGCCTTGATCTGCCCAATAGTTTTCTGTAACCTTAGTAAACTGTAGGTCAACAGGATTGCGAAGATCTTCTAATTCTATTTCATAACCTTCGTTAGTTACTATCTCTAGAATCTCTGGTAAGTGACACATGTAACCAGTGCCGCCGATACCGAAGAACGCAACAGTTCCATCCCAACGTCCTAGTCTGTATGATGGTTGATATCTTGCCCACGGAACATCAATCTTAAACTTGTTTGCTAACTTTCTTCTAGTTTCTAAAGAAAGTCCTTCGAGTTTAATATTAACTTCGTCGCGGATTGTTAGTTTACAAATTGACAATTGATGTGTCCTTTTTCATAGAAGGTCGGTAACTGCCAAGGTATATTGTTGTATGATGGGACGAAAGCGTTGCCGCAGTTCCTAAGTTAGTTGGGGGATAGAGCGTATTACTTATCATGATCTTAGGGGCAAAATCTTCTTTTATCATCCACTTTGGAGGTTTGTGATTACAAATAAAAATCTCACCTTCGCCCATAGCTCCGCCAAGACCTTCTTCCTTAACCCAATGATTAAAGAGACCTCCCTCTAGATCATCTTTATCAAATCTAAAACATACCTTGATCTTGCCTTGACCGAATTTCTTTAACTCCATACTGTTAACGATGTCTTTAGTCCATTGAATTACATCGCTGCTTCGGTCGAGATAAAACACAATAGGATACACGTCGAGCTCACTTAAGAGTTCGACTAGTCCATCGACGCTAGTGATCCAGAACTTGTTGGCCCTGCTACTGGCTATCTTTTCTATACGTGTTTCAGCTTTATTAATTTTTAATAAAAATCCCATAGATTTGGCCAGGAATAGATCTTGCTTGATATTGCCTGTCCGATGCTGATCAAAATATGCCGTGGCATTTTCGTTAGCATTTAATATTATAACATGACCTTCTTCAATAACGCAATAGGGAGTGACTATATTTTCATCTTGCCAAATTGCTTCTACCTGTTCATAGATATCTAGAAACTCGTTGTCAAATTCAAAATTGTGTCTACGACCAAAATCGTATAATTGTACGATATTGATTTCGTACAATTTAATTTTCTGTACTTTTAGATTTGGGTCCCAATGATGGTATGTTGTATTCTTATCAGGAAAGAATTCTTTCTGAAAATCCTGCTTGAGAGCATAAGGAAATTTAATATGTAGCCAAACTGTTTTGCTGTCGTCAACTACCACAGTTATTTTTTTAGTCATGTCCAAGTTTCGGAAAGGGTGTTTCCAAACAGGAGCGTGTAGCAGTTGTAATGCGTTTGGAGATAGACCAGAAACGCTGTAAGAATATTGATTCAATATCCTTAGTATGTAATTGCCTTGTTTGGCGGTGATTCCTTCTCCGGACGTCAATGCCGACAAAAAACTAAAAATAGCAGTCTCGTCTGCTTGGCTAACTTTAGCATTGCCCAGCATGACTTCGTTACTGAATGTTATGAAAAGTTCTTCGATACAGTTTAGCATTATATTATATTAACATCTTGGTGGCAAGAAATCAAGAACTTTACGCCATAAAATTATACCAATAAATATCAGCATGAAGATATCAGTTGTTACTACCTTTCACAAAGCTGGCTATGACAAATACGCCAAGCGAATGATCCAAACTTTCTGTCAGAATTGGCCTAAAGAGATCACACTATATGCTTACGCAGAAAACTGCCAAGTTGAAGAAACCGCAGAAAATCTCGTAGTTAGAGACCTAGAAGCTGTTAGCGCAGATCTAATGGCATTTAAAAACAAGTGGCGAAACGAACCTAAAGCCAACGGAGATATTTCCGGTGTGCCTAGATTAGCTGCTAGAAAAGACAGTCATAAACCATTTAAGTGGGATGCTATTAGATTCGCACATAAAGTATACGCTATATTCCATTGTGCTAAGAACTGCGATTCAGACATACTAATTTGGATGGATGCTGACATGGTTTGTCATAGTCCTATCGCTATGGAAACTATTCAACGTCTATGTTCTAGAGATTTATGTTATCTTGGCCGCCAAGGTAAATTCAGTGAGTGCGGGCTGTATTCTATGAATCTACGTTCACAGATGGTTCGCACATTTTTACAAGAATTCCAAAAGATGTACGATAACGCAGAGCATGGAATTTTTTATCTAGATGAATGGCATGACAGTTTTGTGTTTGATGCTGTTCGTGCCAAGATGCCGTTCTTAGACAGTCTTAACTGGAGCCAAGGAATTATCACTGGTGAAGGTCATCCTTTGATAAACACCGAATGGGGTGCGTATATTGACCATCTCAAAGGCGACAGAAAAGAACAAGGCAAGAGTCATGCTAAGGATCTCAAGATAGCCAGACAGGAATCTTATTGGCAATGAAAACTTATACAATAGTGATGCCAGAGAGCGAACACAGCGTTCGCCTAGCCGAAGACTGTATTGAAGCAGGTCGATCATTTGGTATCAACGTAGAAAAGTGGCCAGCAGTATTAGGTACAAACGCTAAAGAAAAATTCGAAGAATACGGCATTAAAAATCTATTACACAAAAAGATAGAAGCATTAGAAGGTGTACAAGGATGCTTCTTAAGTCATTATGAATTATGGCAACATTGTGTACAACTAAAAGAAACTATTTGTATTTTAGAACATGACGGTGTATTCATTAGGCCCTTACCTGATGATATCGAGTCGCATTTTTCAGACGTACTAAACTTAGATCCTTACCCACAGTCAGATAAGGACTACGATCAAAGAGTGAAAGACAGTGTCACTCTTCCAATAGATTATTTTTACGCACCAGCTGGAAAAAGTTCAGCAGCAGGAGAATATGTAGCAGGCGCATATGGTTATTTGATTACTCCACAAGGTGCTAGAAAATTAATCGAATTTACATTACGTGTTGGAGCATTGCCAACAGATAAACACATAGGTAGAAACGTTGTTGATTTGAAATCAACTACAGTTCCTGTGGTTAGATTACATGAATTTTATTCTACACACAGCATACCTAAATTTAGTTCTACTAAAAATCTTAGAGCATTTATAAAGGAGACAGACGATGCCGTCTAGTAGCAAAGAAGGTAAGATAGAAATTTTAGACTGGTGTAGGCAGATCGAGTCTGTTGAACGTGTCTTAGATATTGGAGTCGGCAAAGGCACCTATTGGAATCTATTTTCTAAAAACAACAGTATGTTTTTAAATTGTGAATGGATAGGAGTCGAAGCATGGGAGCCTTACATATCCCACTTTAACTTAACAAGAAAATACAGTAGAATAATCAACGAAGATATTCGAAAGGTTAATTTGTTTGAGCTAGGAAAACTTGATATAGTTTTTATGGGTGACGTGTTAGAACATATTACCAAAGAAGAAGCTGTTGAATTAGTACATAATCTATCGTCTGTGACTAGGTACGGTATTATTAGCATACCTATCGTACATTATCCACAAGGCGAAGAAAATGGAAATCCATTTGAAATTCATGTTAAAGATGATTGGTCACATGACGAAGTCTTAGCATCGTTTCCTAACATCACAAAAACATTCAAAGGCAATGTTATTGGTTGTTACTTGTTAGATTTTACCTAGCAAATTTTTTCATGTGATTCCAAGCTTCGCCGGCTTGTAATTCTTCAAAATTCCAATGGAACATTGAGATCCTCTCTACCCAATTTTGTCTATCGGGTAGTTGAGGATTTTCTATTTGTGATAGATCTAAATTGGCGATTTCTCTACATTGACTCTTTACTGGATCAGACACAAATATAGGATATCCTTCAATAGCAGCACCTACTACAGGACTAGAATTGTGATTGACTACTGCCCAGCAATTTACTAGATCTTGCTCTAAAGTACGACCAAACTCACTGAAAGAAATATTCGAAAAACCTTTTAATCTACATGAAGGATGATTGGGGTCGAGGTACTGTCTGGCGTTTTTATCACCAGGATGACCACGGATTATTATAGGTCTTTCTGTGTATTTTCTCAAAGTCTCAATAGTGTTGATAGCCCACTCTTGAACGTCATACCCATCCATCGACCAGCCACCATTTCTTTGTAGGCACAACAAAATGTGGTTTCCCGACTGCCTATAATCTTTGAGAAAAATCCCCATTTTTTTGTAGATTTTTTGCCACCTTGTTGGGTCAACAATAGTGTCACAATAGATGCCAGTGTTAGGGAATACGCCATTAAAACTGTAACGCAGATAGTGGAAAGGATTTAGAGAATTTTTATAAAGGAACAAATTGCTGTCTACAGCAACGGCATATTTTCCATGCTTGATTTGCTGTTTTACCACTCGATTTCTTAGTTCCAAATGGTTGCCGGTCTTGCTGCCATGATGTACCCATCCTTGGATAACACCGACATCAGTTTCTTTCCATTCGTAATCAAAGACATCGATAGGCACATCTCCAGCTGCTCTAACGCCTAGGCTAAAATTCTTCAAAATTAGTGGTTTTTCTTGGTTTTTATCACCAGGGGGTATGCTCCTATGATATATGGCCACTGTGTATCTACTCATGGTCTTGTAACATCCTGTATGCTTGTCCTGACTTGAATTCGCTGACATGATACTGACCATATGCCAAGTGACATGCCCAGGCAAACACCTTGTCTTTTTCTGGGTAATATGGGGTTTCTATTAGACTTAGGTCTTGTCCGGCCACTGGGCTTGCTGCGTTACATGGCGCCATAGTGAAGACTGGTATACCATACATCACTGACTCAGTAGCCGCTACTGAGTTGAAAGTGACTAGAGCAAATACATCATTATCCAATGCTTCTTTCAGAGTGGAATTTTGTATCCTGTCGATTCTATTAGGTGCTCTTTCACGTATTTCTATCGGCCTGTCTGTATGTTGTTTTATAGTGTTAACAGTTTCTTCAACCCATTGATCTAAATCTATACCATAGAACTTACAAGGCTTGGCATCTGGTTTTGCTATGAGGATTTTTCTGCCTCCTCGTTTCCAGTCTTCTAATTTTAGACCAAATTTTTCCCATCTATCTGCGGGCCTTGGAATAATTTCACCATGTTGTAAATTATTTTTAACCACACGGTGCCAGTACTTCCACCCCATTGGGTTTTGATCTGATTTTTGATTACCGAAGTAACCAGAGTCAACATAATAAAATGTTCTTTGGTCTTCCCAACACTGTTTCATGATCTTATGTTTAAGTATCCCTCTTAACACAATGGGATTTTTTGAGGATTCATAGACAAAATCTTGGGTGTTTGTTACTTCACACTCACTACCCCTAGCGAACATGTTGATGTACTCGTCTTCACCATCCTTGCTGAGGAATATCCAATCATTCATTAGTGAAGTCATTCCAAAATTTTGTTCTAGTTAGACTCTTCTTGCCGTCTTCGTCAACCAAAGCACGGCCCATTAGATGCGTTGTGATCTCTATTTCAACAATATGCTGGTTGATGGCATTGTCTGCTGGTAAGAATGTATTCTCAAATTCAGCCAATAACTTTTTAGCCGCCTTGGGCTTGATAGCATATCCCATAGCACCTGGCATAGAACTTTTTGTCCATGGCTCAGCCAATGGGCGACCTTCTGCGTTATCTAAATAATCCCAATATTCTGCGCTTTTTGTTGGATGTCCTATAGCAACGATCAACACTTCATTCCAAGTCACTGGCATGAAGCCTCTGGTCAATACAACGTCGTCTTCAAATATAAAAATAGGTTTATCTAACTCAACACACTTCTTCCACAGGTTGTAATGACTCATGAAACAACCTCGTACACCTGGTGCCATAGCCTTTAAAACTGACTGATCGTTGGGATCTAACGGTACCGATGGGCCTTTGATGCCCCATGGGTGAGCTTTGCGTCCAGTGGCTTCCATTTGTTGTACTGCGTCTGGACCCATCACACCTTCTACTAGGTTAGCTTTGATACCATACGACTCAAGCCCTGTTTTAAGATTTGTAGCAGTTTCTAAACTAGCAGGAATTTTAGGTAAATGTATGATATAAGCATCCATATTTTCAGTTTCTCGTTGTTTTGTTAATTCGTCGTAGGCATCCATCCATACATCTGAGTATTCGCAAGTTCTATAATTCTTAAACCAAGGTCCGCCTTCGGTGTAATGTATGGCACGTGGGGAACCTTGATCAGGAGATTTGTACCAACCCACTAACCAATTCCAAGTATGGCTCAAAGATCCGATATCGCTGTCATCTAACCAGCTAAATCTGTGTAGGAACAATCCAGTCTCAGTGTTTACTAGCTCAGGGGTGAGTACTTTGTTCTTAGGATGACCACAGTTGAACAGTATCAACGAACTCCAATTTTTTCTTGGGTATGGTCGCTGTTTCATACCGTCCATTTTAAGGCCTTTTTCTGGAGTGTAGTCGTGGTGTACACACATTACCGCATATTTTTCATCGGCCTGTTTGAATAATTCTTCAATGTCTTCAACAAACACAAAATCAGAGTCACAGAAAATAGCCCAGCCTTTGTAGTTTGAAAGATAAGGTATTAAAAATCTTGAAAATGTAAATTCTGTGGTTGAAAACTTGTCAGCTGGTCGCCAATATATTCCATTGTTTCTCAATTCTTGTTGTTTTAGTGGAATCACTTCAACATTTTTATTTTTTCTCTTGATACTGTGCTCACATACATCATATGCGATAGGTTCTCTTGAATCCCATCCAACAAAAACTGTTTTTTGCTCAACACGTTCGATGTCATTTTCGTCACACTCTTCACCGTATTGTATTTCTACAATTTTACATGGACTGTCTGAGTGATTTACCAGTCTATGCCACTCCCCAACCGGCACAATAAAGGTATCAAACTTTGTTAGTGTCTTAGACGGCATACTATAGCCCGACGACATCGCCGATTCTACAGTAATTTCACCTTCGGCAACCATCCAATACTCATTACGTTTAGCATGACGCTGTTTAGATAATTTTCTTCCAGGCTCTATGTAAAGTTCTTTGACTTTGATGCCATCTTCTTCGTACAATACTCGGAAATTACCCCAGGCACGCCCAGTCTTAGGTTCTTTCCAATCAGATAAAATCCAAGAACTAGAATTTTTCTTATCTTCTCCACCGACTCCGAATTCAAAAGTCAATAAAGGATCTTCGAATGACATTTCTGGAATATTGTCTGAAGTCCTATCACCGCCATTGGCGAAAATTAAGTCATCTGTGGGGTATAATTCTCTAACTTTTGCGATACACTGTTTAGCTGTGCCATCTGAGTCATCAAATTCTACGACTCTTGTAACCATTTTAAGATTGGACATGATCGCTTTGCGTTCTTCAATGTCCATGAATGGTTTACCTTTTTTATCAGTTAACCATTTGTCTGAATTAACACCAACTACTAGGATATCCCCGAGTTCTTTTGCTGCTGTTAGGTAGGATATGTGGCCCGAATGAATAGGGTCGAAGCCGCCCGTTACAATGACTATTTTCATGTTGATATTTATATGGGTATTTTACTGCTATAAATATTCATGATGAAAAAAATTGTCCAAATATTTCCGCATGAGCACGACGAAGCTTTTCTTAGAGGCTGGAAGCGTTGGTCCGATCAACTAATAGAATTAGATTCTTGGGATAAAATAAATCCCGAGATACCGTTAGTAATACCTGCCAATCTCGTAGACAAAAATCATAGAGAGTGGTTAAAATTACGTAGGCCTAGTTTTGTTATTAACAGACAACTCACAGGCGGCTGGAAAGAAAAGCACAGAAGTATGTTTCGTGTAGCTGTAAACAGTTACGCTGCTACAAAAATAGGAAATATATCTCACAGCAGATATCCTATACTGAATATAGAAAAACATCCCTGGAAAGTTCGTAAGATACGGAACGTTTTAATCGCTCCTCCATTAAAGAGCATCTGTTTCTGGACTGGCATGACTGCTATAGAGTGGGCTGAGCAAATTAAAACAAAGCTAGAAGGTGAAGGCGCAAATATTCGTATACGAGAAAAACAGCGTAAGCGTTGGACTCGTTATACAACCTTATGGGAAGATTTTGATTGGGCAGATCTAGTTGTTAGTTACAGTTCTGGTATCACAACAGAAGCACTATGGTATGGTAAACAGGCTATCAGCCTCGGAGTGTGTCCAACATGGGTCGCCTGTGACAACACACTAGATAATTGGCGTAACGCAACAGAACCTACTAATAGAGATATCTATCACGAACACCTAGCATGGATACAATTTAAGTTTGATGAGTGGGAATCTGGAATAGCACAAGAACTAACTGTGGCCTACCAAGGCTGGCCAACAGAAGTTCAAGTTCCAGACAATCCTATTGTTACAGACTAGCGTCTTCCATACCAGCAACACGCAATTTAATAATATTGCTCATCTGCCATTGCTTGATATCAAGACCTTTGATAATACCCAACCACTTGTTTCTAAGTAGGGCAAATTCATTGATGATCTTTTCAAAATCAACAACATCTGCTTCACCGTCTACGAATTTTTCACAATCGCGACTGCTAAGTGATCGTTGATAATTTTCAAGATATTTTCTAAAATGTTGGCTTTTCAAACGCCTAAGTTCGATGTTTAGGTATTCGAGAACCGCTTCAATCTCTTGTAATTGATTGAAACGATTCTCTACAATACCAGGCATGTTTGCTGAAGCTTTTTCGATATTACCAAAGATTTTACACTCCAGTTTTGCTGCCTGTAACTCTGCTTCAAAGTATGCGACAGCATCAGGAATGTATGAAATATCCTTTGATATTTTATCGTACCAGCTCATTAGTCCTCGTCTTCGTAGTAGTCGGCATCTTCCTCTTCCTCGTCATCATAGCCGCCGGCGTCTTTGCCGTCGGAAGCATATTCAATGGCTTGGTCAAGGTATGGATCAACACCGAGAAGATTATCTAATACAGATTCTTTGATACCATAGTCTAGCAAGATATCAACGAAATCTGAAGCAACTTCCTTCTTTTGCTTTTCTGGAATATGTTCAACTACCATAGTCCAGATGTCTGCGATCATATCGTCTTTCATTCCATAGTCTCCGTTTCAACAGTTGTAGTTATCTCTGAAACGGAAATTTCGCCATGATTTGAAATGTCATTCATCGCTTTGTCTAGCCCCTCATTCTCATTACGTTCCCATGCTTTACGGAACTGTTTAATGATTTCGCCATCCTTTGTAACATATACAAGGCTGTTACCTTCTTTCTTAAGCAACCCTTTAGCTTCAGCCAGGTCGACCAGTCCGCTATACGGATTCATACCTGTCTCATAAGGAATCTTAACCTGTACACTTTCATACGGCTTGGCATAACGAGTTTTCATAATCTTCCAAGCGGCACGAATACCGTTGACTTCCGAAACCTTGTTA